GGTCCAACAATGTCGGTCATAGAATGTTGCGGAGCCGATGGTTCACTAGTATCCTGACTTTCAGGTACTATCGACTCACGACCAGATTGTGGTTTGCACACAAATCGTTGAAAATGATCATCGGGTACGAATACCTCGAAATCATCACCCATTGACACAAAAACATTGATTTCAATATCATTGTTCACAGTGCTATTGGGTGTTGTAAGTTCATTGACAACATATACTCCAATTACTCCATTGCCTTCCTCTTCGCTGGCATATGCTGTAGTTGAGTACATTTGTGTAACAGAATCTAGTCCTGGTAGGTGATGATCTAGCAGTGTGCGCGTCTGACCATTACCAAGTTCGATTGTAAAATCCTGTGTGTCCGCAATATCAATAACTTCTAAGTAATTTGTATTATACTCATTTGAAGCCAAGAATTGTGGATCATACACGAATTTCAATCTGCCTTTGTGAAAAGCTGAACATACAATCTGAAAACGAAATTTCATTGTACCCGTCCAATAGCGAAATGGTAATGCAGCCATAGCGCAAGCAGGAAAATGAAATGATTGTGGTGGTCCAGCATTCTCAGCCCATGTAACTGGATCAATACGCGCATTCCACAACAATGTTTCAGGCGCAGTACCAATATTCCAGCTAAATTTCGTGAGATACGATTCACGTTTAGCAATTTCACGAATGGACATTGGATCCTCAGGACCTACACCAGCAATACGTGGATCAATTGTCAACTCCTGCTTCTCATCAACAGTCATTTTCAGAGCTGTATCAGGAGTATTAGTAGTTGCCAATTGCGATATAGGTGTTGGTCTAAATGGATCAGGATTCTTAGTAACTGGTGGTCTGCAATATCCCATAGATTTTGCTGCACCAGCTACCGCCGTAGCCACATTCGATGTTGCCATAGCAAAAGGTCGAATAGCTGGGATAATACCCAGCGCATTAGAAACTTTTGCTACAGTAGTAGCGGGTCCAGAGATCATGCCAGTCTTATTGGCTTCATCGATCTCTGACTCCTTACCAGATTGAGGCACAATCGTAGAAGGCTCGCGACTAGTGAGTACAGACAATGAAACATCAGTTGCCCATGCGAATACGGAAACTGTGACAAGATCACTAGCTCCATTAGCATGTTTCAATGTGTTCAATGACCGCAAATACATACGTCCGAGATTACGATATTGTGCCGTTGGTAATTCAACATAATTCTCAAAGTAGAAAAAGGGCAAAATCATCTCACCTCCTGTCGATGTGGTAGGATCCAAATAGACATGTGGAAGTTGTGATGTTTGCACTAAATCTTGAGAAATTAATGCTGTGTGTGAGGACAACGAATCAAATGAATCCATAGGTTGATAAGCAGCAAGTGCACGACCATATTGAAATCCATTTCCATTGATAACAAACTTTACATGCAATTTGCATCGCATCAAGTTGTAATTGGAAATACGATTAATGACTCGTGGATTGTTGAAATACAATTCCCAAGGATCAAAATCAGCAGCTAAAGTAGTGCTAGTTGTCCATTCTTCCTCAGCAATCTTAATCGGGCGAGAAAAGAAATTACCGAGGTCCGCATCATCAGAATCTTGCAACATTCGTGTAGGATCCATTTCTGACAGTACTTCGTAACTATAAGATGGATTCTGATCACGAAATTTGACATTCTGTGATGAGGTTTGTGTTGGTGCGGATGTAATACGATTGTCATTCGTAGTCTCCATACCAGATTGAGGTTTGAATTTAATCTTACCTCCCTGTGTGATTCGCGGTACGAACACCCAATCAAAAGATGGATGATCCATAACGGAATCAGGGTCCACTCCACTCTGAGGTTTCATGGTTTGTTGAGACACCGCATCCACGTGTGCATCAACTGATGTGTTGTTGAGTTCGACCATAGGCCGGGTACCAGTTCCTACCTCAACATTGGCACCTTGGAAAAATTCTAATATACATTTACAATTATTACCAACCCCTTTTATGTACAGACTGTAGAGCGGGTTAACTCATACAGAACGATGTATTTACAATTGAGCACGGTGAACTCATCTCTCGATTCCCCAGTAGGGACCGTAAAAACATGCAAAGCCTACATCTAATCTACAAAACACATAAAGATCAAAATAAACATGGTATCCATATACATGCATTAATTTTGCTTACCATCAGATTTAAAACTGGGTCGGATTTATTGTCTCCGAAGTGACGATGGAGTGAACTTACTCCGGTTGATAGGTTGCGACCCAATCAGCTGCACGTTCATTGTAACTTAAATTGAGTCCAGTACACATGTGAGAAATTCCAGCACGATTTGCAACATCAGTCATCAATTGACGTTGTACCTCGTACTTTTCTTCACCATGATTGAACCATTCACGCAAGGCTCCATCAATGTTTTGTGCACATGCATGTTCTTCTGTTAGAGGGCAGTTCTTACCTCTCATAAAACAATGCAATGATTTGTAGATAGATTTGTCGAGCAAAGCTCCAACATGCACACCCAGCTTGGGGTGATACACACTATCTCTTTTTAGAAATTCAAACTCATCAGGAGGCAAGAATTTCAACAGTTCGGATTCCTTGTCCGGCATAGTGTAGACTTGACCATATTCATCTAGAAAGTGTGAACAATCTTTGATATTAAATTTGTCAAACCCAGGTTTCACCGAACCAATATTGTCATCACCATATGTCATTGCAGCAACACAATCACGAAAAACAGCTCTTTCTTCAAAATTCTCACATGGGTATTGAGTATAGAAAAAGCATCGTAGATTTAATGACCCACAAATACCATTGATGATGACGGTCAACGAGTTCCCACTGATGTGGGTGCCTTCCGTCAAGCCAATCAAATCACCATTGAAAGCAATATAAGCGAACACAATATCGCCAGTCATTGCTTCCATCACACGTATATCTTCATCAGAATAATCACACTCTCTTGCAAAATCAATGAGAATGCGTAAAGCTGCAAAGATCAACTGTGATGGCAATTTTTGATCATATTTACCATAATCACCGCCAAACAAACGATCCATTCCGAATTTTGTGGCATGTTGATGAAATTCTTCCCACTCAGGGCCATGTGAATTAATACCAACAGCACATTCGGAAACCAAAGGATTCATTTGTAAGACA